TGCCGAGGGTAACACAATACAGGAAGCAGACTAATGGCAAGTATAAAATTAACTGGTGATACGAGTGGTGAAATAACAATTTCAGCACCTGCTGTAGCAGGAACTAATACTATAACTTTACCTGCTAGTACATTTACTGTTCCAACAGAGGGAGCAAACTTTGTAAGATTAGCAGGTGAAACTTTAACTTCAGATGTATCTTCTATTTCTTTTAGTACATCTGTTATTACAACTACCTATAAAACATATATTCTTTATTCAAGATTACAACCTAAAACAGATAATGCTAGGGTTATTATAAGAATGAATGATAATACAGGAAGTTTATTAACGACAGTTAGTGATTATCAATCACAAGTTTATCGTGGCTCTGGTGTAGATTTTTCAGATACATCAACTTCTTCTATATACCCTGTAAGTTCAGCAGGTAATGCTACAGGAGAGTATGCTTTTTATAAACATGAGTTTAGTGAGCCAAGAGCATCTGATAAGCAAACAACTTTTTTACTGCATGGAACTAATGTTACATCAGCAGGAGATATTGCTATGGTACAAGGTGGGGGATTATTATCAGTAGCAGAAGATAATCAAGGAATGACAGTATTATTTGATTCAGGAGATATTGCATCAGGCAGTTCTTATGTTTTATTTGGAGTAAAAAGCTAATGAAAAAATATGTAGATGGACAATATATTGAAATGACAGAAGAAGAAGTAACTGCTAGACAATCTCAAATGACAAAAGATATAGAGTTTACACAGTCAGTAGAAAATAAGTTAGCACAGAAAGAAGTAGACAAAGCAAATGGCAGACAAAAATTAAAAGACTTAGGATTAACAGATGCAGAAGTCAATGCATTGATAGGAGAATAATGAATGGGATTAGAAACAGGAACATATATAGATAGTCTTAATACCTCAAATCCAGGGGCAACTGATTCTGTTGCTCAAGGTGATGACCACATAAGATTAATTAAATCAACAATAAAAAATAGCTTCCCTAATATAACAGGGGCAATGACAGCAACACATACAGAATTAAATTTACTTGATGGTTGTACGGCAAATACTACAGAACTTAACTATGTAGATGTAGCAACACTTGGTACAGCAGAAGCATCAAAAGCACTAACTGTAGATGCTAGTTTAGATGTAACAGGTATAAGAAATATTACTGCTACAGGTGCATTGTCAGTTGGATCAGGAACTTTAGGTGGCAATACAATAGCTACACTAGCAAACATATATCCTGTTGGTTCTATTTACATGAACGCAAGTGATAGCACTAACCCTGCAACTTTATTAGGTTTTGGTACATGGGTAGCATTTGGTGCAGGTCGTGTTCCAGTAGGTATAGATGCAACACAAACAGAATTTGACACAGCAGAAGAAACAGGTGGTGCTAAAACGCATACACTAACGATTTCTGAAATGCCATCGCACAATCACAACCAACCTGCAGGTATTCTACCACCTCCTAACGCAAACGATTTAGATGTTACAGGTGGTAATGCTAGAACATTAGGAGATAATGTATCGACAGACAATACTGGTGGTGGCAATGCTCACAATAACTTACAACCATATATCGTAGTATACATGTGGAAAAGAACAGTTTAGTAAAAGAATATAAGTTAAGTAATTCTTTTCTTGATGAAGCAGAAAGAATTGTTACAAGGTCTAATATAAGTTTTATATATGACAGAAAAACTAGTAGAGGTGAAATAACTGACCCAAATGTTATAGACAATGGTCAGATAATACATCACCTTTATTATGATAACCAACCTAAGTGTCAGTATTATGATTTTTTTAAGACTGTTTTTGATGAAACAAAAATACCTATAAAACAAATGTTAAGAATGAAAATTAATGTTACTTTTCCATTAGTAGGATACAGAGAACATAACCATCAAATGTGTCATCAAGATATAAACAATCCTGAACAAAGACCTGATTTAAATTTTAAGTCATTAATTGTTTATATTTGAAAACAATAAGATAAAAGAAAGGGTAAGTCATGAAAGAGGAAAATCTATATTGTTTGACTCTAACTTATTACACGCAGGACAAAACCCAATGAAACACAATACAAGAATTGTATTAAACACAATTTTTACACAGGAGACTAATTAGTGGCAACATTTGTAGCACCTGCTCCAAAGGGCATGATAAAGGATACAAACGATACTGTACTTCCACCTGAGTTTTATTCACATGCAAGTAATATAAGATTTACTGATAATGCAGGGAAAAAGATCAAAGGACATGATGTAGTATTTGGCACACCTAGTGTAGCTCCATACTTTGTACTTAACTGGTCTACTGGTACAGCATCATATTGGTTTTATCCAGGTACAGCTAAGATTTATAGAACTGACGGTACTACTCATACAGACGTTACAAGGACTTCAGGTGGCGATTATGGCACGAATTTAACTACAGTAGGTAATTGGACAGGAACTGTATATAATGGTCTTCCTGTCTTTTGTAATGGGGTTGATAAACCACAAGCATTACCTAATGTAGGAGCTACTAACTTTGTAGATTTACCTAACTGGGATGCAGCAGATACATGTAAAACCATAAAAGCATTTGGTAATTATTTGATGGCATTAGGAATAACAACATCTAGTACAGAGTTTCCTAACAAAGTTAAATGGGGTGATGCCGCAGAAAACTTTAGTTATCCCTCTACATGGACTGCAGCTAGTACTAATGACGCAGGGGAAGTAACTATTGGCGATGAATCAGATTTTATTGTTGATGGTCTAGCACTAAAACAATCATTTGTAATATATAAAGAAAACTCCACATGGTTAGCTAACTATATTGGTGGTAATCTAGTATTTAGTTTTCAAAAGTTATTTAATGATACAGGTGTATTAAGCAGAAACTGTGTAGCTGAGTTTGATGGTAAACATTTTGTAGTTACTCAAGGGGATTTAGTAGTACACGATGGTGTAAGAAAACAATCTGTAGCTACTGATCTAGTTAAAAAAGAACTATTTGATAACATAAATGATGCATATTATAATCTCACTTTTGTTGCACATAACGTACAGCAAACAGAAATGTGGGTATGCTATCCTAGTATAGGGTCGCAGTATTGTAATAAAGCATTAATTTATAACTATGTTAATAACTCATTTACTTTTCGTGATTTGCCTGACATTTATCACATTGGTAATGGAATTGTAGACCCAGGTGCTACATCCATAACTTGGAATACACAGACAGATACATGGACAGATTATAGTGGGGTATGGGGAGAAAGAACCTATAATCCTACAGAAAGAAGTATATTGATGGCAGGAACATCAGATACTAAATTGTATCGTGGTGATTTTGGCAGACAATTTGATGGTGAAAACTACATATCTACACTAGAAAGAAAAGGATTAACCTTAGATGGTAATACCAATACTGTCAAACAAGTTAGAAAACTAACACCTAAAGTAGGTGGTTCAGGACAAGTTGTTATATCAGTTGGTAGTTCTATGTCGCCTAATGGCACATATACTTATACAGCAGGACAAAACTTTGACCCAACACAAAACAACAAAGTAGATTGCAGATCAACAGGTAAATATATTGCAGTAAGATTTCAACACACAGATAACAGTCCATTTGAACTAAATGGCTATGATTTAGAGTATGAAGTTATAGGGGAAAGATAATGAGCATAATGGATTTTTTGATATCTCAAAATCTTCCTAGCTTAATAGGTAGTATGCCTGACTTTCAAAGAGCAATGAATCCTGATAGTCCTGTATTGATGAACAATCAAGGAATACCTAGAACTACAGAAACAGCAACTTTTATAAACCCAATGCCGACACCTTTTACTATGTCTGATCAGTTTATGTTAGCTCCAACGATAACTATGAGAGATGGCATGTTACAAAAGATGGGCGATGAACAAGCATTAGATACAGCATTACAAAGAGGAGCATATACAGGTTATATTCCTTTGCCTGGAATATTGACACCACAAGGTTTAAGAGAAACTGAATATACACAAAGATTACCAGGACTAATATCAGATTATATAGCATTACAAAGAGGGCTTAAATAATGGCACAAGCTCCTAAGTATGTACCTAATCCTGTACCTGCTAACTCAGAAGATTTACCAAGATATATATTTGAAGAACTAACTAAGTTACAAGGGGCATTACAAGAAAACCCTATAGCATTTATAGAACAAAAGAATGTTGCACCTAGCAGAGTAAAGCAAGGTGATATCGCTTATGCTGATGGTACTAACTGGAATCCAGGACAAGGTGAAAACCTATATTACTATGATGGTACTGTATGGAGAGCATTTGCAGGTGGTAGTGGTGCAGGTGATTTTGCACAGATTGCCGATACAACAGCACAAAATGTAGCAACAGTAGATACAGCACAAGCTATTACATGGAATACATTAGTATATTCACAAGGAATTACAATTAATGGAGTTGATACATCTAAGATAGAATTTAGTCGTAGTGGTAAATACTATGTAAACTTCTCTGCATTGTTACATTCGCAAAGTGCTAACAACAAAGATATATGGTTTTTTCCAAGAATAAATGGTACAGATATAACAGGAGCAGGAATAGCACATACACTTGCAACTAATGACCATAGAAGAACACTATCTAAAGCAGGAATATTTGACATAACTGCAGGTGATTATCTACAAGCAATGATGGCAGCAGATGATACCGATATAGATATAGACCCATTAGCAGCTACAGCATTTGCACCTGCTACTCCATCAGCTACAATAAGTATTATACAAGTAAGTCAATAGGAGAAAGCAATGATTTATGTATCTGGTATACCAACTAGGTATATTGATGATGTTTGGGGTGAATGTGAAAAGTTTGTAGAGATGGGGATTAATAAAGCGCAAGAAGAAATGAACACCCATGATATTTACTTCTTTTTAAAAGAAAAAGAAATGCAACTTTGGGTCGTCTATGATGAAGAAAATGACAAAGAAATTAAAGCTGTAGTAACAACACAAATTATAAATTACCCACAAAAGAAAGTCTGTAGGATTGTTACCCTAGGCGGAAAAGGTATAGATGAGTGGGTAGCACAAGTTTTAGAAATACTAGAAGAATGGTCAATAGAACAAGACTGTGATGCTATGGAAACAGTATGCAGAAAAGGATTCGTTAAAAAATTAAAAAACTTTGGATATGAGCAAACATATACCATAGTTGGAAAAGAACTCACAACAATACATTAGGAGATAACTTATGAGTAAAGGTGGCGGAGGTACAACCCAAACTGTACAAAAAGCTGACCCATGGGCAGGGCAACAACCCTACCTAACAAGGCAATATCAAGAAGCTGCAAGGTTATTAGAACAACCAAGACAATTTTTTCCAGGCAGTCTAACAGCACCGGTAACAGCAACACAATCAGAAGCTGAAGCACTTGCAAGACAAACTGCATTGGGAACACAATCAGAATTATTAGGACAACTGAGTCCTGCTTTAGGTTTTCAGCTAGGCGGAACACAAAGTGCATTAGCAGATCCTTTTCTTGCTAGATCAGTAGAAGCAGCAACAAGACCACTATTAACAGGTGCGCAAGGTTTATTGCAACAAGTAAGACGTGGAGCAACAGGTCAAGGCGGTTT